CCAAGATGTCATTGAAAAAATCGAAACCGATTGGCGAAATCGGTTGTATCATTTCTGGCCCAAATACGTTGCGAGGCACAAGATCGAGGGTGAACTTTTCCTTTGTCTTACCTGCCATGTGGATGGCTTTGTTGAAGTGGATTTTATAAAACCCGGGGATGTCGTTGATATCCTTTGGCACCCTTTTAAAGCCGTTATGCCTCTCTTTTTCAACATCAAGATTAAAAACCAAAAAGGCTTAATCGAAACCCATCAAGTTCCAAGCGTGTTTATTGCCAGGGCGCCTAAAGAGATGGTGGAGATTGCGATTGAAGACATTCTGTTTGACGCTGTGAGTCAAACAGGCAGTCGATCGGCAGACTCCAGCTTTAAAAAGCTTGGTGGATATAACAGGTTTATTATCAATCTTGACAGGGGTTTAGTAACCAAGCGGGCCACAGGCTATTTGAAAACCATCCTGACGTGGTTGAATAAATACGAGATGTTAAAGAACTGGGAGATCGATCATAAACGATCTGCCGGCGCTTACCTGTGGGTGATCACATGTGAAGACCCTAAAAAATTCAAGAAATGGCTGGCGATGTCTGATGAGGACAAAAAGAAGACTGGCCTAACCGCAGCGAAAACTCCAGGCGGCACCCTCTTCCTGCCGCCTGGGTTCAAGATGGAAGTTAAGAATCCTCAGCTACCCAACATTTCCGACAGCGATACCGACATTATTGGTATGGTGATATCCGGATTGAACGCGAACGAGAACTCCATCATGGGGGTCAATAAAGGGACGTTCGCTTCCGTAAAGGAATCCCGTGGTCCACAAAGCGACAGAACTGCCGATGAGATTGCTTATTTCTCCAGATTCCTAATTAACGACTTTTGGGGGAACATCTTCTTTTTAATGAACAAGGTTATCGGGTTTCCCAATACGTTCAAACGCCGGGAAGCTTGGTCGTTTAAAAACGGGAAGCCTATTTTTAAGTATAAGAGACGCCGCCCAGAGGAGTTTGTTGATTTGTCGTTCCCTGTGTCCGAGTCAATCGATCTTAGCGCAAGATCAACTGCCTTGCTTGGCAGCAAACATGGACCGTTAAACGAAACGCTTGGGGTGCCAGGGTCAAAGCTTGCATCTCTAATGGGGTTTGGAGGCTATGGCCGGATGCGGTTGCGACACGCCACAGAGAAAGAGCAATACCCTGAATTAATTTATTCAATGAACGCCGAGTCGATACAAGAAAAACTTGAAGGGGAGCCAAAGGCCCCGAATAAGAAAGTAGCTGAAAAGGAGCAAAAAGATGACGGCGACGACGGAAAAGAATAATACTCAATATATAGGGGCCCTCACGCCGGAGCGTCTTATCGAGATGTATTATCGGCTAACCCTCCAGCCGATTTGTATCAATCCGGAATACTTAAAGAAATTAAAATCAGCTATCGTTTCGATGAAGTCCGGTAACGATTTGTCTGATTTCTTTTTTATGGAAGCGCCAGAGTTAAATGCGAACTCTGTAACGGTTAAGAACGGGATTGCCAGGTTTATGGTTAAAGGCCCGATCTATAATGAAGATCCTGAAGATTTCTGGGTAAAGGCCGGGTACGAAGCCTCTTACAAGGCGATACGGAATTGTGTGCTTGAATGCGTCGAGCTGAAACAGGCAGGAAAAATTTCAGCCGCCGTGATGGACATTGAAAGCCCCGGAGGAATAGGCGGCCCGCTGTTTGATCTTATGGAAGAGATCTATAACCTTAAAACTGAGTTGCCTGTCGTTGCCTATATCGACAACTATGGTTTTTCAGCAGCTCAAGGGTTGGCCGCCGCATGCTCTAAGGTCTGGGTATCCAATGGTGCGAGATGTGGTTCGATTGGTTCGATTATTGTTCATGAAAATATTTCAGAGGCCCTGAAGAACGAGGGGGTTTCTGTTGAGACGTTCATTTATGGCAAAAAGAAAGACCTTGGTGTATCGTTCAAGCCACTGACAGATGAAGCCCGGGAAGAGTTCCAGGCGATCGTGGATCAGCACGGTAAAGAGTTTACCGAACTTGTAGCGAAATATCTGAGAAAAAGCTTTAAAGCCATTAAAGACCTTGAAGCGGGTACATTCTCAGGGAGGGAAGCGATTGAGGTTGGTATTGCACACAGGATTGTTCTCGAGCATTCTGTCCAGTCGCTTATGGAGTCACAGTTTCCATTAAAAATCAACAAAAAGGCGAAGGGGGTGGAAAGTAAAATGGATATTATTACTTTTAAAACCGAAAATCCGGATCTGTATGCAGCGATTGTAGCCAGCGTCGGTCAGGAAATCCGCAAAGGGATCACTGAAGAAGACAATACGCGGAAAGATCTGGAGGCAAAGGTGACAGCGCTTGAAACGGAGAACAAGGAAAAAGATTCCGTCATCGCTGAACAGAAAGAAAAAATCAAAGACCACGAAAAGACGGAGGCAGTTCACCTTGAGCAGATGACCAAAGCTCAAGCGGACGGGATTTTAAAGGCGGCCCTTTCCAAAGAAGGGTGCTTGGTGCCAGCAGGACTGCGTGCCAAAGTCAAAGTGGATTATGTCAAGTTCCTGAAAGAAGACCGGACGCTTGACGCTGAAGCCTATACCACCGCAATTGCGATAGAGGTTCAGGATTGGGAATCCCGGTTTGAAAAGAAAGACACGGTCGCAGGGTTTGGTTCAGGCGGAGCCCCAGCAAAAGATGACAAGCCGGATATCGACAAGATCAACGTCATGCGGAAACAGGCAGGTCTTCCTCCTGTTGAAAAAAAATAACGCAAAAACAAAAATGATAAGGGGGGAAAAATGAGTGATACTCCAAATATAACAAGGGGATCGCAAAGCAATTACCGGAGACTTTTTAAGTCCAACCCGGATTCCGCGATTATTAGACCGATTACTCTTCAGGCTGGGTATGGTAAAATTGAACTCGGTACGGCTATGGCTGTAAATGGATCGGCTGCCGGCAATAAGGGGAAGTACATCCCATATGATCCTACCACTGTAACCGGCGCTGAAATCGCTCCTGGGCGTGCCTATCTGGTCCAAAATAGCGAGACCACGGCGAACATCCTGTATGTGACGATGGATGACAGCTACAAGTTCTCCGTCGCGGACGATGTTTATATCCATGATGACACGACAACTCTCGAACAGCTTGGTGCCATCACCGCCATTAACCGGACGACCTACACGCACATGGCAGCAATCACCGTCACCACGGCAACTGGCGGGACCAGCTTCACCACCGCACGGTTTGCCTATCTGTGCGTTAAAAGTTCTGACATTTGTATCGGTATTCTTCAACAAACTCGGGACACCGGCGCAGGAAGCACAGCGGCTGGGGCGCTTGGTGCGCTCATTAAGAAGAATGCCCTGCTGTACAATGGTATGACCACAAATGTTGACTCAGCAGCACGGACGGACATTTCCGCCTCTGTCGATGGTCAGTATTTGTCTCTTTAATTTAAACAAGGAAAGGGGGAACTTTCTATGCAAGGATACAGCGATATTGATGAACTGAAGCTCTCGACGATCAGTGGGTATTTTCAGCTTTTTACAGCCGACCCGCAGCTCCGTCTTCTGAGCCTGTTCCCGACTACCATATCCGAGACTGATTCTATTAAATGGGACAGCACGGTTGGCGGAAGGGGTATGGTCCCGTTTAAAGGCCCTGGGCAGGAAACGCCCATGGGTTATAGCCGGGGCATTGCACAGCACGAAGCAAAGGTTGCCTTCTTCGGTCAAAAGCGATATTACGACGAAGAGTTCTTGAACAACCTGCGCCAGCCCGGGACAACCGCACAGAAAATGGTGGCGTCTCAAAAGCTGTCCATGGAAATGGCGGAGATGGGCAATATGTCTATGCGCCGGCGTGAGTGGATGATTTCTCAGATGCTGTGGAATAATGGGTTTACCTATAAATCCACCGGAGACACTACCATAGAAGTTGATTACGGCATCCCCAGCTCGCACATTGTTACCGTTACTGCTGATAAAAGCTGGGATAATG